GGAGCCATTGTCCTACAGGAGCTTCATGATGACAGAGGACTACGCAGAAAGCTCAGAGGCACACAATTAGAGCAGAAACTAAAATACATAATACGCAATGATTTCTGATGAATTAAAAACACAGGTGCAGAGGTTCCAGAGAACGAGATCCTTTGCCCTCAATGAGAACCTTAAAGAGGAGCTGGCAGACTGGTTTCGTCTTACAAGGCAGGCAACTCTCAATGTGAGATGCGGTACATGTCTACGCAATGCAATGAATGACCTGGCAAAGTCTATCCAGGAGGAATCAAACAAGGAGATCAAGCCTGCGAAGATTCAGTTCATCGGTGTGAAGCAGTACAACTATGATGGCATGAGCTACAATGAACTTAAGCGTGAGGCCAAGAAGAAAGGCATCAAGATGGAACAGGCACCAACAAAGCAGGAACTACTCGAAGCCCTCAACAGATGATAGTAGCACCTATTCCAATATACGGAAGGCTTCCCCTGGTGAAGCTCACCATCCAAAGGCTACAGGACCAAGGAGCGCATGTCATCGGTATAGGCCATGAGAAGGAAGCTAAGGATCTGGTCCTATCCATGGGAGCTGAGTGGGTAGAACACAGCAATGATCCTTTGGGTGCCAAGTGGAATGCTGGATTCAAGGCTGCAAGGAAACACAATCCAAGTGGAGTGATATTCATGGGATCATCAGACTGGTGTTCCAACAACTACATCGAGACATGTGAGCTGCTTCTTGATGAGTACGATCTACTCGGAAAGCTCGGATGTCACTTCATCGATGTGTCTGAGGATATCAGACTCGTTAACTGGCATGGCTACGGAACAGGGCCAAGATCATATGAGCCGATAGGTATTGGAAGAGTGCTATCAGATAGGTTCCTAAACAAACTCAACTGGCAGCCATTCGATCAGAGACTATCATCAGGACTTGATTGGTCCATGTGGCTGAAGGCTATCCATGCTGATGCTGCTGTCGGTATCTTGGAAGATCCTGACCTGATGCTGATGTCCATATCCACAAGCGCATGGAATAACAAGCACAAGTTCAATGACCATTGGACTGGTCCTCTCAAGAGTGATCGAATCACAGACTTATCAACAATCTACAAACAATTCCCGCAAATTACTGAGCTACATGAAACAGTGCTGGATATCACAAAGCCTTGAGGGCCTCGAGGATGACATCATGCGCAAGTACAATCTGACAGAGCGCACTGATCTTAATGAGCCTTGCGGATTCTTTGGCATGTACCGAGAGGAGGATCTCCAGGCACTGATCGATCACAAAGGTGATTGCTTTGTCGTATGGATGGGATCCGATGCCAAGGATCTACCAGGTGAATGGATCGCAGAGCTGAGCAAGCACATGCACATAGCTATCAGCATCCATGTACAGAACTCCCTTGCCAAGAGATCAATCAAATCATTCTACCTTCCCCTCAATGCTACCATCGCAGAGGACTGGCCTTGCACTCCCAAGGGTGACAAGATCTATTGGTACTACAATGAAGGCTGCAAGGAGTTCTACGGATCCGAACTGATAGAACAGATAGAGCAGAGGATAAACATACCTATCATCAAGGCAGACTATCAGACCTTCACCAGGGATGAGCTATACGATGTATACTCTCAATGCTTCATCAACCTGAGACTCACTCCTCATGATGGATGCCCGAACACCAACCTACAGATGGGACTGATGGGCCGCAAGTCAATCTACAATGGAGACCTTCCTCATTCAATCAGATGGGAGGGAATCGATGACATCTGCGAGTCAATACTCAACGAATACAACCAGAGACACCTATCAGATTCTGTCTCAAAAGATTTCTATAACTTTGTTAAAATATCAACCAAATGAAAGAATGCCCGAGATGCCTCTTCACTGAGGACTTTGCAACCATAGGACACAAGCAATGCGAATACTGTGACATGCATGATACCATGCAGAAACAAGCAGATCCTGCCAAGCTGTTCCCTCTAATCAATCAGATAAGATCATCCGCTGATCCCGATGCCAAGTACGATTGCATCATGGGGATATCCGGAGGACTTGATTCATCAACACTCCTATACACTGCGGTACGATACTGGGGACTCAAGCCACTTGTCATTCACTTTGATAACCATTGGAATGCTCCAGAGGCTGAGCATAACATGAAGCAGCTCATCAAGAAACTCAACGTAGATGCTATCACATTCATGGTAAACAAGCAGGAATACGATACACTCAATGAGGCATTCCTATTCGCTGGACTTCCCGATGCTGATATCCCCAATGACATCGCCATGACAAAACTCATGTACCAGACTGCTGACATGTACAAGATCAAGTACATCCTCAATGGACATGACTTCCGCACTGAAGGATCTACACCAAAGCCATGGACCTACATGGATGCCAAGTACATCAAATCAGTATACAAGGCATATGCTCACAAGGATCTCAAGAACTATCCTCTATTCACATTCAAGGACCAGCTATACTATGCCTGGAAGGGAATTAAGAACGTGAGACCTTTCCACTATGGATTCGACAGAGAAACCATGGAGGCTGAGATGAAGAAACTCATCCAATGGCAGGACTACGGAGGCAAGCACTGCGAGAACGTATACACGGAATTTGTAGGCAGTTACTTGCTACCGAATAAATTCAACATTGACAAGCGCATCGTTTACCTTTCTGCTCAAGTGAGATCCGGAAAGCTGACCAAGCAACAGGCCCGGGATCTATTCAATGACAAGCCAGAGTTCGATCTCAATAAGCTCGGTGATAAACAGGATAAGTTCAATCAGCTCGTGAACCTTCGCAAGGGAGAGAGGTCATCATATGCTCGATACAACTTCAAGGCATACAGACCATTCATCTGGATCCTTGCTAAGATGAAAGTAGTTCCATATACATTTTACGTTAAATATTGTAAGTGATGCTATACAGAATAATTGAAATAGAAGGTAAATTTCAGCCACAGATGTATGGATTTCTTGAGCGAAAATGGTGGCAAAGAGTAAAGAGAGATTGGTATCCAATATCTACCAATGAATCGCTTTGGTACAATTCAATTGAAGAAGCTACGGCTGTAATTGACAAAAGAAGAGAAGGTAATAAAATCAACTTTAAAGTTCACCAATATCATGCCAATACCTAAACCAAGACCAGGAGAGAATCAAAATGAGTTCGTCACCAGATGCATGGGTGATGAGAAGATGAAATCTGAATATCCATTGACACAGCGATATCCCGTATGCAAGGCATCATGGGAAAGGTCCCGAAGCGAATTCCAGGATACTCACAATGACTATCCTGATGCTGTGGTGAATAATGCCAAGAGAGGAATCGAGCTAAATGAGAAGATTGGGAATAAATGCGCTACTCAAGTAGGCAAGGTCAGAGCGCAGCAACTGGCCAACAGAGAGAAGATATCCATCGAGACCATCAAACGCATGTACAGCTATCTGTCCCGTGCAGAGACCTACTATGACAATGGAACACCTGAGGACTGCGGATACATCTCATATCTTCTGTGGGGTGGTAAGGCTGCTAAGGACTGGGCGCAGAGTAAGATCAATGATTTTAAATAATATAATATAATATAATATAATATATATATATATATAATTAATATTATGTTAAATAGAACAACTTTACATATTACAGAATGGCCTATTCAGAAGAGTTCATAAAACACCTGGATGAGTTAGCTCACATCTACATCACTGAGTGCTTGTCTCACCAGAAAGAAACACTATCCAACAAAGGAGAGGTGATCATGGTAGCGGATAGACACATACCTACAATCGATTACTTTCTGAGGATATGGATACCAATCATCAGAAATGATAAGACAATCGTGAGGGATACTTACTACCGATGGCTTAACTCTGATGATGAACTCAAATCGGACACTATCAAAAAAATAGACAACATGTTCAAATGCCTGGCAAAGGACATAGTAGCTAATGAGGGCAAGGGAATATTCTACGCAAAGAATGCTCTCGGCATGCATGATCGTCAGCAAGTCGAAACAAGAAATGTTGACAAATTCGATTTTGAGCAGTAACTTAGCAAAGTTTTATTTCATAAAATCTGATGTGTTAGATTAACAGCGATAGGTATCCGGTAGGCAGCGCACTGTTTTAATTACTAAAAACGCTTTAAAGAACAGAGTACTTGTTCCAGGCAGGGTGCGGAGCCTGCCACTTTTTAAAGCATGGCAACAATCAAAGGATACAAACCACATGATCAGCAGCGCGCGATCCACAATGCTATCAATCAAGGCAGCGAGAAATACTATGCTCTGAATATAGGCAGACAGTTCGGGAAGACCTTGCTCGGAATTAATCAGCTTCTGTATTGGGCCATCAATGATCCAGGCTGCCAGATAGCTTGGGTGACTCCAGTCTATAAACAAAGCAAGAAGGTGTTCAGTGAGCTGGAGAGAGCAGTCAAGAATTCGGGCCTCTTTGAGTTCAACAAATCTGATCTACGGATCACGGGCTTCGGATCATCAATCGAGTTCTTTTCCGGGGAACGGCCCGACAATATCCGAGGGAACACCTTCCACTACATGGTAGTCGATGAGATGGCCTTCACCAGACCAGAGCTGTGGGATGAGGTCCTCAGTGCAACTGTCATGGTCAAAGGAAAGAAAGTGATATTCATCTCAACACCCAAAGGGAAGAATCATTTCCACAGGATCTGTATGCAACCTAACTATGATCCCCGGTACCGGTACTTTCATTTCACATCCTATGACAATCCAATGATAGCACCCGAGGAGCTGAATGAAAGAAAGCGGTCCCTTCCGGATCACATCTTCAGACAGGAATACCTTGCCGAGTTCATCGACAATGCTTCGGGACTATTCAAGAACATCAAGGATTGCGCTGGCACATGGGAGCGCAAAGGAAAGAACTATGCAGGCCTTGACATTGGTAGAGCTGATGACTACACTGTGCTGACCATACTCAACGAATCAGGCGAGCAGATCTATCTGAATAGATGGAGGCATGACGAGTGGAGCAGGATCATCGACAAGGTGGCCGACATCATCAAGCAATACCAAGCGGTGACACTGATCGAGGTCAATAACCAGGGAGATATCTTCTACGAGATGCTATCTGGCAAGATGCGGAACCTGGTGAATCCATTCACTACCACATCAAAGACCAAGCCCATCATCATTGAGGACCTTGCTCTGGCATTTGAGCAGCGTGATATCAAGATCATGAATGAGGCATGGTTTATCGATGAGCTTGAGAACTTTACGTATATTTACAATCCAAATACCAGGTCTGTGCAATACTCTGCTCCTGTCGGACTGCATGATGATGGAGTCATCTCATTAGCACTGGCATGGCATTGCAGAAAGAACTACAGCAAACGTGGACAATACAAAATACTCAGAGCATGATCATTGAAGCATCATATCCAAAGACGATCAAGGAATGTACACCTGATCAGTTAACCAAGTGGTTGATCCTGGCACCCGTTATCCAGGATGCAGATAAGTCATTCACAAGGATGCTTGATTTCCAAGTGCAACTCGTGAGCATATTCACCGGGCTTCCTGTTAACAAGGTGAGAAAGGTCCATGTAGATGATATTCTGGCAGCAAGTACTGAGCTGCTAAAGATGCTATCGGAATACAGAAACACGGAGCCTTCAGAATTCATTGAGGTAGATGGAAAGCGGTACCGATTCGAGAAGGACTTCAACCATGTTGAGACTGGTCAGATCATAGACATGAAGCTCCTTGAGGATGTATCATCCAATCCATGTGAGGCATTAGCTATCTGCTACATCGAGGAAGGCATGACATACTGCCAGGAAGATGCCAGGGGGAAGGTTTTGAATCCGAATAAGAAACGGGAAGAGATATTCAAGAGGGCATTCCCTGGAGATGAATTTCTGAATTTCTTCGCTTTTTTTTTGCGAGAATCAGAGAAGCGGAAGCTCGCTATATTGGGGATACAGATAGCGAGAGTGATGAGTCAGAATCAGACAATGCACAAGAAGCTCCTCGAGACAGCGAATGGTTTACATGGACAAGAATCCTCCTCAAGTTGGCGCAAGAGCTTGGCAAAGATGTGGACACTATCACCCGCCAGCCGTATGTGAAAACTCTGTTCTGGATGAATTACTTTAAGCTCAAGTCAGAACAAGATTACATATTATCTCGACATGGCTAATGATCTGGACTTTCTTGAATCTGTAGGGTTTTCTCAAAGTGATTTGAGCGAGCCTCAGACAGCATATGACAAGTTTATCATTGGACTTGCTAATGAGGTGATGGTCCAATTCAAGGACTACATCACAGAGAACGCAAGCAATACAGGAGCCATGGCTGCTTCCGTGGTTTACTTTCCTACCGGAGCCATGTCCTTTGAGATTCAAGCGGATGAATACTACAAGTTCCAGGATCAGGGAGTCAATCCAATAGGCCAGCAAAAGTATCCAACACCATATCAATTCAAGCTGCCGTATGTGACCAAGAATCATGCACAAGCTATCAGAGAATGGAAAGGGTACGACATGAGCCATGCATATGCATCGGCCGCAGCTACCAAGTTTAAATATGGACTCAAGCCTCGCAACATAACAGACAACGTGATGACCGATGATGTACTGAACAGGATAGCCAATGATCTGGCAACAGTCACAGGTTTAATGTTTGAGGTCAGCTTTACTAAAAATACAAGAACATGGCAATAACGATAAGAAGGGAGCCTACTGATTTTGATACAGCATGCAATCCTGTAGAATGGACATTTGAATCTGACCAGACTGCTCAGCCAAATTTCAGCTTTATCGTTGAGCTGTACATTGATGCTGCTCTTCATTCAACTCATGAGGTGTTCCCAGAATCGGCCAACACAGGAAAGTTCAATGCTCAGACAATCACAAGGGCAGCAGTTCTGAATAATGCATTCACCAGGAGTGATCTTGACCTTGATACATTTGTGAATTACGAATGGTCAATAACGATTTACGAAAAATACGGGACTCCTCCTGTAGCTGATCTTGGATCCGCTGAATCATCGCTCGGTACTTATCTTATCAACGGAGCTTTCAGACAATTGAAATGGATTGACTGGGACTATCAAGATTACTCTATTTATCCTGGAGGAAAAACGAATCTATTCTTGACTGATTTTCCAAGGAACAGGAAGGATATGATCGGTATCACAGAGAGTAAGTTCCTAAGCATCATAAATTCAGATGATACAGCATGTGATGCTGATGTAGTTCTGTATGACATCACAGGATCTGTGGTAGCATCAGCGACATGGAACACAGGTCTATGGAAAATACCAATGCTTCAAATCGGTCCCGATGTATTGATACCAGAAACATCACTCACTACTGCTAACTTCAGCAATGCGTACAAGTACACTGTGAAGCTGACCAGACTCACAGCTCCTTTGAAGGTATCTGAAATCTACACTTTGTACATGGATCACGGATGCGAAAGATATACAAGGCACAGACTGCACTGGCTGAATAAGTACGGATCATGGGATTCATTTACCTTTACATTGGTATCAGATGATTCAAGTGATGTGACCAGCAATAACTATCAGAGAGATTCTGGTGTATGGGATGGAAACGATCACAACTATCTAATCAGAACAGGATCACAGATGACCATGAGTAAATATTCAGTTGATAAGATGCTACTCAATTCAGACTGGATTCATGAGGATGTACAGCAGTGGTTAGTGCGCGAGCTTTACGAATCACCAAGGGTATACCTACAGCTACAAGATGACGAGCCTGTGGTATCTGCTCTTGTATACGAACCTGTGAACGTGACCAATGCAAGCTACTTACTCAAGCAGCGCAAGAAAGCAGGACTCATCCAAGAGCAAGTACAGATCACAAGAACATATACAAGGGTTTCTCAATTAGGATAAGATGGAGCTGTACATTAACGATTTCAAGGTAGACATCAATGAGAGGCTTCCATTCCCATTGACGTACAGCATCAGCGACATCAAGGACCTGAGCGCAAGGAAAGGCAATAACTCTAAGACCATCAGCTTACCAGGTACCAAGGGGAATCTGTTCCTGATGTACAATGCTTTCAGCTTATCGGTGACTCAATCAATTACCGGGGATGTCAGCTCCTTTGACTTTGATCCATCGGTGAAGGTATCTGCCAGGTATTATGAGCAGGGCCTATTGCAGTTCAACGGATACTGTCAGCTCACAGACTGCGAGTATCTGAATGGAGAATGGTCCTTCAACGTGGTATTATTCAGTGATCAGATTGACTACATCTCAAGGCTATCGAAGATCAAGATCAATGAGCTTGACTGGAGCGAATACAACCATGACTGCACCCGAGACAATCAGACTGATTCATGGGCAGGTACTATCCAGGTCAATGCTACTCCGACAAGCAATAAGTCTGGAGCCAATTGGGATGGCCTTGGGTATTACTATGGCCTCATCGATTACGGATTTAATAGAGCTGATGCATATACATTCAACGTTGAGCATATAGCTCCACAGGTGTTCTGCTATGACATCCTAAAGAAAGCATTTGAATACTGCGGTATCACTTGGACATCTACGTTCCTTGAATCTCAGACCTTCAAGAGAATGCTGATGGCATACCAGGGAGGAACATTCCCGGAGATCACTGCTGCTGAAGCTACAGCACTGTCAGCCTATACTGATGAGGAAAATAGAGCAGGCGGATACATCATGAACACGGGCATCTCACTTGATGGTCCATGGCAGACAATCATCGGAGGAGGTGGATCTCGGAAGGCAGACTATGCATTCACGGCGAATGTGCAGCCTGTGTGGGTAGATACTGTGACTGATCCGTCATCACAGGTAACTCAAGAAACTCCTTTCAAGTTCCAGGCAGCGCAGACAGGACTATACACAATAGACTACTCTGGTGATCATGATGTGACCTTTGACTTCACAATAGCAGGAGCCACTATCCTGGATGCACATCTGAGATTCAAGCTCAGATTGTTGGTCTACAAGAATGGATTCAATATCGTTAATGATATCGTTTACCAGGGTGATCTTGACAATGCAACTGGAGATGTGACAGGGACCATCTCATTCAACTATACTCGGCAGATTGATGTTACCATCAACGATGTGATACAAATGAATTACGCTGTAGTGATTGAGGATAGTGATATCGTGGTGAGTACGATACCGACAGCATTCAGTACAGTGTTCAAGATTGCCAACGTGAATGCTACCATGAACATTCTCAAGAATGCTCAGGCATTTGCTCCAGGATCAACGATCAATCTGAGTGACTTCCTCCCGGATATGGATGCAGCAACATTCATGAAGGGATTCGTTACAGCGTTTAATCTCTATGTGAAGCCATCTGTGGATGATCCAACTATCCTTGAGATTGAGCCACTGAATGACTTCTATGAGGATGCATCGACAGCATTGAACTGGACTGATAAGCTGGACTACAGCAGATCGCTCAAGGTGACTCCGACAATTAACTTTGCCAGCAGTGCATATCAGTTTAAATTCGCTGATGATACTGACTATTACAATACAAGCTACCAGGATGATAGAGGAGAGCAGTATGGATCCTTCTTGCTTGAGTCACAGAATCAGTTCAGCAAAGATACTACTGAATTCACTCTGCCATTCGCACAGAAGCTCCTTGTCAATATTCCTGTGGATGATGTGACCTACACAGGGATCGTGATCCCAAGATCATTCCAGGCGAAAGTAAACGAAGATGGGACCTCATCTATCAACGTTCAGAAGGGAAAGCCATTCGTAGTGCAGCTCGGACCAATGACTACAGCAGACTGGAATCATGTTGATGAGAGTGGAGTGCTACATGCTGAGAGCAGCTATCCATATGTGGGGCATCTTGACAGCTTGACATCACCAACATTCGACTTTAATTTCGGGGTACCTGATTACATCTACTACGATGGAGCCAGCTACACCACATCTAACCTGTATTTCTATCATGAGACATTCATGAAGGAGATCGTTAGTAAATTCGGGAAGCAGCTTACTTGCTACATCAAGATCACTCCAGACATGATCAATCTCTTGGACTTTAAGAAACTTATCAACATTGATGGGATAGTCTACAGGCTTCAGAAGATAGAGAACTGGGACTCAGGAAAAGATCAGACCACAATGGTGGAACTGATTCGCATAATAAAGGGAGAAGGATTGGCAGCATTCACCAACATTCCTCCATTCAACCCGGAGCTTGGAAAGAATTGGAGAGTGATTGAATCGGGCGCAATGCTTCTCGGAATCAGGGAGACTGAGGATGGACAACTAAGAGTAATACAATAAATATGGCACTTTGGGAAGAATTACTGGTGGCAAGCCAGGGGACAGTGATCGTGAATGACACGACTGAGAAAACAATCAGCTACGATGCAATCTTCGTTTTGGAAGATACAGTATTCAACAGCATCAAGGTAGCTGGGGTGGATATCAAAGCTGAGTTAATAACTACACCAGCAACAGCGGTAAAAGCTGGAGCGATGATTCGATGCACTGGAGCGCGTAAGTTCTCAGCGGTAGATTTGACATCAGGATCTGTAGCTTTAATTTTGTAAGATGTACGGGTACGGATTCTCAATGTTCATGAACAGCGTTCAGTCTACTATCAAGGCTGCTGCTTCGCTGTTCTATAGACTCACTGAGGATGGAGTGAATAGATCAACAGAAGATAACCAACAACGAATAACAGAAGAATAATGGGACAGAAGATAAGTTTAATGACTCCGAAAGGATCAGCGTTAGGGCAAACAGATTTAATTGAGGCATCTGTAGATGCAGGTGGCGGTGTATTTGTGACTCGCAGTGTATCGGGAGCAGATATCCGTGATCCTCGTGTTCAGTCTGTTACAAGTTCTGCAACCGTTACTGCTACTTATACAAACGATTTAGTAAAGATTACAGCACAGGCAGCAGGTTTAACTTTGGCTAATCCTACGGGAACATTTGCTGAAGGACAAGCATTGATTTATAGAATTAAAGACAATGGCACTGCTCGTTCTATTTCTTTTGATACTAAGTTCAGAGCAGTTGGAGTCACGCTTCCTACTACTACAACGATTAGTAAGACCACTTATGTAGGATGTATCTATAATTCTACAGATGATAAGTTTGATGTGATTGCATCTTTAACTGAAGCATAATGTACTACGGACTATTAGGATTAGCAAGTAAAAAGGCGGCTGGTTACGGCACACTTACCACTGCATGGATAGCTGCCACAGGAGAAACAGATACCACTATTTTAAGTGCGTTAAATACTCTTGAAAGTGATTTGACTACCTATGGACTTACTTCAAAGATGAAGGCTTTGTATCCTATGGTAGGTGGAACAAGCACGAAGCATTCCTATAACTTCATGAACACATCTCAATATCAATTAACATTTAATGGCGGATGGACACATTCAAGCAATGGAGCGCAAGGAAATGGAACAAATGCTTATGCTAATACAGGATTGAATCCATCTACAGTTTTATCTGTTTCATCTGCGCATATCTCATTGTATACAAATACAACTCCTGATGGAGATGTGATGATGGGAAATGGAGCTTTAAGTTTATTTCTTCAAAATGATGCTGGTATTTTATATGGATCTTTAGCAACAACATCTTTTATGTCTACATCGCATACAAATTCAGCTGCATTTTACATGGTCAATAGACCAAGTGGTTCTTCTCAAAAATTAATAAAAAATAGTTCTATAGTATCCTCAAATACTGCAACAGGAAGTTCTTATTCAAGTTCAAATATTTTATTATCAACATATACAACTACAAGTGCTTTTTCTGATGTAAGAAATGCTTTTACATCAATTGGTGATGGATTGACAGATACCGAAGCATCAAACCTATACACAGCAGTACAAGCATTCCAAACTACTTTATCTCGTAACGTATGAAGCTAACAGACATAACATCAGCAGAATGGTCTACATACGTAGGACTATTAACAGAGGTACAGAAAGACGAATTAGTAGGACAGCAGTACACAGCGGACAGCTACTTCAATCCTATTCAGGATGCAGATGATAACTGGGTAATATCTGTAGAAGAGATGGAATACTGTACTAATCCTACTTTTGCATGGGTTAAGGACTTGGATTTAATTCCGTACAATCCTAAACCCGCTCCGCCTTTTCCTCCAATTAACTAACTTTAAACGGGCAGCATGACTGCCCTTTTTTATACAACGACATGGCAAACAAAGAAGCTGTATTTTCTCTAAGGGTTGATACCGGTAACTCGGTACAGGATGTCCAGTCTTTTGACAAGGCAGTCAATAGTCTGAATAAGGATCTCAATGCTGTCGATAAAACAGCGAGCAGCCTTGATGGAATCGATGACTTTACTCAGCGGATGAATGAGCTATCTGCAAGGATAGAAGCTGGAGGTCTGACAATGCGAGACATGACGCAGATCATGAAGCAGTACCAGACTATCGCTGCTCAAGCTGGCATGGAGTCACCTGTAGGACAGCAGGCATTGCAAGCTGCTGCACAGCTCAAGGATGAGATCGGTGATTTGAAGGCTGCCACTACTGCACTATCCTCGGACTTTGTGGCCCTTGACACTACACTCGCAGGAGTGGAGACGGGAGCTGCTGTGTTCCAGGGTTTCGAGTCAGCCATTGCTTTGACAGGTGTAGAGAGCGAAGCTCTTGTACAGACAATGGTTAAACTGCAAGCTGTACAGGGTGCTGTGAATGCTGTTCAAACTATTGCGAACAATCTTAATTCAGATGCCATCCTGGGGATTCAATTGAGAACAGCGTACGAGAAAGCATATACTGCTGTTGTTGGCCAATCAACTGGAGCATTAAAGGTGTTTAAGATAGCACTTGCAGCTACTGGTATAGGTGCTGTGATTGCATTGGTAGGTACATTGATAGCAAACTTTGATAGCCTCAAAGACAGAATCTTTGGTACAAGCGATGCTACCAGGGCAATGTCTGAAACATTGGATGCATACAAACAAGGAGCGCAGTCTGCTATTGAAAGCACATCTCAGGTAGGCAATGCGTTTGAGCTTGCTCGTCAAGGTGTCATCAGTAAGGAGGAAGCCTTATTCACATACAATGAAACGTTAGGAGATTCATTCGGAAAGGCAACTAATCTCAATGAAGCTGAAAGGCTATATGCAGCAAAGACAGAAGCATTTGTAAAATCAACTGCCCTCAGAGCTCAGGCACAGGCCTTGTTTGCTAAGGCTGCTGAAGAACAAGTTAAAGCTATCACTGCAAATCTTGAGGATCAAACGAGCTTTTTGGATAAGGCAAAGAGTGGGCTTACTTCCTATTTCTTTGGATTGGAAGAGGGTGCTAAAAAACAATTGAGTCTACAGAAAGAAGCGGTTAATCAAACCAAGAAAACTGCCGATGCCAGATCGAAACAGTTAAATGATTTAGGGGCATCACTACTTAAGGAGGCTGAGCTTGTAGAAAATAAAAATGGAATCATCTCAGAGAATGAAAAAAAGACTCAAGATGATATCGCAGCTAAAAGGAAAGAAGCAGCAGAGAAAGCTAAGAAACTACGAGAGCAACAGCTTGAGGATGCAAAAAAAGCCTGGGAAAAAGAGAAGGAATTATCCTTGAAATATGCAGAGGATCTCGCTAAAATAATTGAGAACAGAGTAAAGAAAGAAGATGAGATCATTCGGCAGTCTGCGATCACAAAGGCTGAGCTGATGGAGCGTGAAGCTGCAAGGATAGACAAGCTGCGCCAGGATGAATTCAATGATGCCATAGGATATTTGGAAGCAGACCTGATAAACAATGAGAACAACTTCAATGCAAAACGTGATCTACTTGAAATGCAGAGACTGGAGGAGCTTTCAAATAAGGAGCTAACTGAAGGTGAAATCACAGCAATTGAGGCCAAGTATGCTAAGCAAAGATCAGATTTAAATAAGCAGGAGCAGGACTTAAAAATTCAAGCTGTACAAAATACTTTAACAACCATCAGTAATCTCGCTCAGTTATTTGCTGGAGGTAGTGAGAAGCAACAGCGTAAAGCATTCCAAATACAAAAAGCTGTAAGCATTGCACAGGCTACAATAGATACTTACAAAGCAGCTCAGGCGGCATATGCATCATTGGCTGGAGTTCCGGTAGTAGGTCCTGCCCTTGGTGCTGCTGCTGCTGCCGCAGCGGTTAGTGCTGGTTTATTAAATGTGAAAAATATCGCATCACAGAAATTTGAAGGAGGAGGTTCTTCTGGATCTACTGCATCCGCAGGAACGGCTTCCGCTGGAGCCACATCAGCTCAATTAGGTGGAGCTGGCACCAATGCGGATCTGAATACACAGCAAACGAACACAGCGGATCTGATAGCTCAAAGCAATGAGGGGACTCCAGTGTACGTTCTTGAGTCTGACATCACAGGCACTCAGAACAAGGTAGCTATGCAGAATAAGCTCAGCGTGTGGTGATGAACTTCCATGTATCCTTGTTTGCCATGAACTGATCGGATATACTGAAGCAACCATAGAGGTCAAGGAATTCCTCGGCCTTTTTTTTATCCTTGGCAATCTTGATATTTTCACCTGGTGAATGTGGCACCTGGTAGTAATTCAGATACATGCTCTTGATGAAATGATTATGCCCGGACCATGTGATGGAATCGAATAACTCAATGAGCTTGTCGCTGTTCATCATGACTGGAGCATGGCATTCAAAGTTAATCGTAGTACATCCCATAGCTTTGAGGGCATCCATTGTGTTCTGCATTGCTTCCTGATAGGTAGGTGCATGTCTGTCATTGATAACCATTGGTCCACATGAAATCACTCTGTTAGGATCGAACTTGGGACCAAGAAAGAAATCATCATTCATGTAGATGAAATCTCCTCCTATCAGCGAGGCGAAGGTGAGTATCTTGTGAGTGACATCGCATCCCCGGATGGATGATCTGCTTCGAGGTTCCAGATTTATGGTGCCAGGTACATGATCTCCGACAACGTAGATCTCTGCATCGGGATACACATTCAAAGCCCATCGGATGGACTCATTGATACACTGATCATCACGCAGTCTTTTATAAGGGTATACGAATCTCATGAAACAAAATTACATATTTAAGTATGAAAAGAGAACTGCCTGTATATGAGATCTACATCGATCTGAATGAAGAGGAGACAACTGTATCATTCAATTCCCTTGTGGCAGATCCTGCGCATGAGATTAGCTACCAGACTTTCAGCAAGGCGAGACGCTATCAATTCAATGAGGAGGAGAGAGTGATCACAGGTGTAGCTATTTCAGCAGATACTCCGATCTACAGATATGACGATGAGACTAAGGAGGAATACTACGTGGTATTCACCAAGGATGCTATCAAGAATATCATCGTTGACTATGCGAGAAAGCAGAATTTCAACAACGTTAATCTGAATCACAATCCTAACCAGGTGGTAGATGGTGTATACATGATCCACAGCTACCAAGTAGATGAGGCCAAAGGATTCACCAAGCCCGAAAGATTCCATGATGTGAATGATGGATCGTGGATCGTTAGCTACAAGGTCATGAATGATGAGGTATGGGAGATGGCCAAATCTGGTGAATGGTCAGGCTTCTCAGTGGAGGGATCTTTCTTCCTACAGGATACCGGAAGGACTACAGAAACGGAAATGATGAATCAGATATTTAAGGCCCTTGAGGATCTACGTGGAACAATAAAGCATATTAACAAAAACAAAAGATAGATGAACGAGAATTTCAAAAAAGTAATGGATGCCATTGCCGACATGAAAGCAATGTTCTCAGGTACTGCTGAAATAACAGAGCAGAACTTCTCTGAGGCTTTGCTCATGGATGGTACTGCTATCGCTTACGAAGGAGAATTAGCTCCAGGCACACAAGTATTCATTGTGGCTGATGGAGAGCAGATTCCTGCACCAGAGGGTACACATGCACTTGGTGGGGAGTTTGAAGGCTTAAGCATTGTTGTTGATGCAAGCGGTGTAATCACAGAGGTTATCGATGAGAGAGCTACTGAAGATGCTGCATCAAGTGACTTTGAAGCTATCGATACAGATGAGATGCCAGCAGCTCTTGAAAAAGCTACTGAGGTAATCGCAGAAAAATTAAATATTGAGATGGGTGAGGCATATGATATTGCTACGGCAGTGATCGCAGCTATCAATGCTCAAGAGCTTAATCAAGAATCAATGAGTGCAGCCGATGTTGAGGCAATCGTGACAACAAAGATGGCAGCATTCTCTGGAGTGGTCGAATCACTTGGAGAAATGCTTCAGACTATTGTGTCCGACAATGAATCACTTCGCACTGAAATGTCTGCAATGAAATCAGAATTCGATGCATTCAAAGCAGCTCCTTCAAATAGCACAACAGAAGGCGAAAAATTCGCAAGGGTTACGAGTACCTTGACATCTCGTCAACAATTTTTAAAATCACAAATCAAATAAAAACAGAAAATCATGAGTTTAAAGAAATTCATTAAGCAAAAATTCGATTACGATGTGTCAGGATTGGCAGCATACGTAGACGAGCAAAGAGAAGACTTGATCACAAGATCAGTAACTGAAGCGAAAACACTTCGCTACATCTCTATCCAAGAAGGAATCAAAGGATCTCAAGAGATCAAACTTCTTGACGACACATTAACGTACCAAGCAGGAGACTGCGAGATGACACCATCTGGAGACACTGTCTTCACTGATCGTGCTATCGCTGTTGAAACTCTTGGTTACATGAAGCGTTTCTGCCAGAAAGATCTTGACGGATTCTGGACACAATTAGCATTGCGCCCGGGTGCATCTGCTGAAGACAAGTCTCTTCCTTTCGAGGCACAGATCACAAACTACCTTTTGACTCTTCATGCTCTTGAGCTTGATAAGTTGATCTGGAGAGGTAACAAAGCTACAGGTACTGGAAACCTTCAGTGGATGAACGGATATCGTCAGTTCTTGACTACAGCTAACGGATGTGTTAACTTGAATACTTCATCTACTGCGAGCATCGATGCTTCAAATGCTTACGATGTATTCTATGAGTGCTTCTCAAATACACCTGAGGCTGTTGCTGAATCAACTGATTTCGTATGCTTCACAGGCCGTGAGAACTTCAACTTCTTGATGAAGAACTTGGTAGACTTGAATTTCTTCCATTATTCTCCAGCACAAATCTCTACAATGGAAGAGATCATCGTGCCAGGAACAGACATGCGAGTAGTGAAAGTTCCAGGATTGAATACTTTGGATAACATCTACACAGGTAAAGCATCTCATTTCGTATTCGGTACTGACTTGGTATCTGACTTCGATTCTTACGATTTGTTCTATTCTCAAGATGACGATGTAATCTATGTACGTTCTAAATTCCGTGCAGGAGTACAGGTTCCATTCTTGGATCAGATCGGTGTGTGGAACGGAACAGGTTCACCTAACTAATTGAATTAACCGGGGGACTTCGGTCCCCTTTTTTGAAACTTTAAAATCAATTTTTATGTCCTGTTTAATGACTACGGGCTTTAATGATCGTACATGCACCAATGGAAAAGGTGGAATCAAATCGGTTATTTTCTTCCCGCTATCCGCAATAGCTACTGGACCAACTTTGACAGGTAACGAGGTTACAACCTTGACTGTTACAGGTGAGGTGTTTCAGTATAAGCTAAAATCTAACCTTTCCAGCTACACTGCTCCTATCCGTGTGAACAAGGATAACGGAACTCTTTGGTACGAGCAAACTTTGAACATGATCCTGGCATCAGATACAAAGGAGCTGCGTGCAGAGATCCATCTTCTTGCGCAAAATGAGGTGGTAGCAATCGTTGAGAAGGCTGATGGTAACTATGTAGCACTTGGCCTTAACGAAGGTATCCAGGTGAACGATGCATCTGAGTATACTTCTGGTGTTATCAAGTCTGATAGAAATGGCCATACTATCGTATTGGCTGGACTTGAGAATGACGAGGTGCCAGATGTGAATGCATCAATTGTAGCTACATTGTTGACTCAACAATCTCCTGTAGTTTAATCTGCAATTAAACCATAAAGAAGGGAGAGGGTTTGCCCTTTCCCTTTTTTTGTAACTTAGAGCCATGAAAATACAAAAGAAATTCATCGGAGCGAAAGTCAAAAGTAATCTGGTCAACAGATACTACGTGATTGAGGAGGGAAACGAAGAGCTATATATTAAGCTCGGATTACTCCACATTTTTGAAGCATCAGAACCTAAGATAAAAAAATATGCTAAGATTGGAAAGGAATCAGACAAGCACAATGATAGTGACAGTGACGGAGCTAAAGACTCTGGCGAGTCCGTATTGGCTGTTTGAATTTGAGGAAGAGCAATCTTTCGACAAAGTATACTGCATCCTGCCTAACATCTCTACATCAACAGAACGCTTTGATGAATTCGAGATCACTGATGGTGTGGATGTCACCTTTCCATATGCTGGATTCTACACGTACAGAATCTATGAACAAACAAGCCCAAGCAATCTTGATCCTGATCTGGCCACATCACTATGTGAAGAGGGCCGAGCACATGTATTTGAGATTGCATCCCCATCAAATGAGTTCCATACAACTATAGTAAACAACATCTATGAATAAGATCACATCACTTTCATTTAGTAAAGAATACCAGAAGCCTGTCG